ACAGGCTCTGTTCTTGTCTGTCTTTCTCCTTGAAGAGAAGTGTTAACATCTTCTCTCTTACTCACCCCCGCCTTAATAAGCGGGGGTTTTTTTATGGGAGGATGTTGGTTAGATTCCACTTGTTCCTACCCCAATAATCGTCTCGATGGTTTTCGAGGGAGGCGCGTAGTTTTGGGCTAATGGTGATGCCGTTATACATACCGGCTGTGGTATCGTAGTGTTTTAACAACGATTTAGCAGCCGCCCTAACGTCAATCATAAAGTAGGGGTGCCGCTCGTTGAAATCATTCGATTCATCCAGCGCGTCTTGATACCCCTCAATATCACCCGTGTTATAACTTATGTAAAGTTGTTTCAGTATGTTGGTTCTACGCTCGTTTGTAGCACGGTCTATATTTTTGGTACTCATGTTCCGCTCTTGCTCAAACGTCACCTTAGTAGGCGCGAAACCAAAGAACTGAAACAGTAACTCTCCGCTGGTTATATCGTCAGCGATAATATCCCCGCGCCGCGATTTAACCGATCCGTCATCCCAATACCTATAGGTTTTGAAGGCATTACGAACGGCGGCTGGACTCATAGTCTCCACACCGCGCCAGAAACCGTTGCCGTCTTTTATATCGTTAAACCCACGGTACATTTGAGACGCAACACTAAAGCCCGGTCCAGCAAACAACTCTGCACCAACTTCCGCTAAAGAACGATCTTTATTGTACGGATTCATTCGGAAAAGTAAGTTAGCCAGACCAATACGATTAGCCACATCTACACCAAACAGCGCATTAACGCCGCCCTTGTACAGACCTTCCCCAAGATATTGACGAGCCGAAGTTTCAAAGTCTTCTTCATCTTCATCACGGAACGCATTAGCTATCATAGCTACAGCCCCGTATATCGGCATCCCTTGTGCGCCAGCAAGCAAGAGCGAAGATGCCATCATACCTTTAAGTTGTTTAAACGCCGTTTGACTCATAGTTTTGGCTACGCCGTCGGATATACCCTGCTCTTTCAAGTTCCTAGGTAGATCCACAAGGAATGATTGGCGTGCGATCTTGAACATGGTGGCGTACATCTGGACCCCGAAGGTCTTGTACATCATTCCCATACGACCCAACCCCTGTTGAGCGATGCGAGGGGCTGTAGCTAGGAATGCGCCACCATTCATTTCCTGCGCCTTAAATATTGCCTCGTTCGCAGCGGCTACTTCTTTCTCTTTCGTAGACATAGCTTTTTCTGCTTTGGTAGCTTTGTCTGAATTTAACCTGTTAAGTTCTAAGGTATACGTTGCTGTAAGAGCTACTTGGCGGTTGTACCGTTCTGCATGATGGAATACCCAAGCAGAAGCCGCGCTAACACCATCCATAGCTGTTTTATCTCTACCAGACATCTCGATGCCCATAGTGTCGTAGTACATAGAGCGGTTTAGCTGCCCCCTCGCCTTCGCAACTTCAACTAGGGTTTTAAGGGTGTTAAGCCGATCTATTTTCTTCTTGTCTTCAGGCTTGTTGGGGTCCAACCCTTTTAGTTTTTCGGGACGTACAACGAGACTTCCATCTTCCATTGTATCAAAGTAGTTATCCATAGACCATGCGGCCTTAGCTTCTACGTCTGATTTTGTACTGCTTATAGTGCCTATTTTTCTTGTGCCGCCACTACCAGTAAACACAGTGCTAGCGTCTCTTATTGCTTGGTAGGTCTCTCTGTAACCGTACTTACCGCCAAGGATAGGGGCCATCATAAGAGGCACTTGCGAGAGGTTTACCACAGCGGAAGATACGTTTAAGCCCAGAGTACCTAAGAAAGCAACCCGGTTAACTTGAACCGCTAAACGGTTAAGAGCGTTCTTTGGTGGGTTCTTTGCAAAACTGGCTCGCGCCATAAGTTCGTCAAAGATTATCTTTGTGTTTTCCTGATCTGTTGGGTTGTTCTCTTGAACTGTGCGGTACTCTTCATCTAAGCGTGCAGCTATCTCATCTATACTATTACCGGCCTTCATGCGCTGTATCTGGGCGGACATATTATAGGCTTTCTGCCGGAAAGCATCCTGTGCGTCCTGTATAAATCCGGTAGTACCTGCGCCTTCGTTACCTCGTCGGGACAATGATTTAGCAAAAGAAGATTCCGGTAAAGCGTTCAAGAACAATTCCATGAATTCATTCTGCACATCAGCGTCTACTTTGTTAGCCTGAAGGGTTGCAAGAACTTGGCCTACAAATGCTGTAGCTGGCGCGTCTTTACCGATATTCTTAATAAGTGCGGCAGCGTTCTGATATTCGTTTATAGTAGAAACTTTTACCCCGCCGGAACCATACCCATCAGCACCTTTGTTTTTATTATCTTTCATAAGCTGTGCTACAAAGGTTTTTCTGGCAGACGGGCTTTCAAATGCCATCTGTACCATCTCTGGATTGCCTTCGGCGTCTCTTGCCTCAAAACTAAGCCACAAATCGCCTTTACGTGTCAGCGGGAAATACGGCTTTAACTTGCCTTTCTCAAACAACTTATCAAATATGCTCTTCTGTAGTTTTTCTTTCTGCGCGTCAGGTATGTCCAGATTGTTAATCCGTTCCGCCAGCACAGCCTTTAACTCGTTAAACTGATCTAGGTACGCATTTTCTAGGAGCTTGTACATTTTAGCCCCTTCTACATCGATCAGGTCTTTGTCTTTCTTCATGGCATCGTAGGTATCTCTTTCGGGCGTTCCTTTTTTAGGGGGCGCTTCGTATGGATGCACTTGAGCGCGAGTGCTTCCATATACTAACCTGTCGAAAGCCTCTTTATGCTTCCTACCGGCAGATTTAAAGTAGTCGGCTAACTGTTTCATAGTACCGTCTACGCGAGTTTCAGCGTTACTTGTGTCTCCTTGAAGCCTGTCTATAGCTTCGTATAGGGCTGGCCCAGAATTTAAACCAAATGCAGGGGCGACATCTTGAGCGATAAGTTGCATGGGGGATACATAGGCAAGAATCTTCTTTACTCGTGGCGTAGTAGTCCTGAGAAGGAATATGTCCTTAAACCTATCTACAGTCTTCTGTCTGTCCGCTTTAGTAAATTTGTCGTTAAACGCTTGCTGCATAGCGTCTATATTTTTTCCTAATTTGTCTAGGTCCAAACTCATGGAGGCAGCTTCGCGAAACTGCGGTGCGGGGGCGAGCATAGCTTCGATGAACTGATCGACTTGGCCCAACGCTTCTGTGATTGGTTTGGTATCCATACCAAGTTTGTTCCGCACGAAATTTATTATTGTCCTGTAGAACCGTTGCAGAGCATTTACCGGCTTGCCGTTCGCGATATAGTTAGCATTGGGGGTAATCCCCGCGAGCGTTTGCTGGAACTCTGGGTTACCGAAGGCTTCTGCTACAAACTCGTCTAGGTTCTGCGAGCCGTATACACTACCAAGTTGATCTTTAACGTCGTTGAAGAGCTTCTCTAACTGTTTAGTAGCAGTGTGTGACTTGTTATCCAGTGTTTCGGAAGTCAGCGCGTGCGTGGTTTCGTGTAAGATCGTGTGTGGATTGATGCCAGTTGCTGCGTCAACCTTGATGGTGTTGGTCTTGGGATCAAACAGACCGGCAACAGGTTTACCCGCCTCGTCGGTCAGGTTCTCTACGACTTCTATCTTGGTATCGCCCAGCTTCTGCGCCAGTGTACGAGCTACCTGAGACACACGGTTACTTGGGGACGTGATAGCAAGAGTTTGTAACGCTTCCTTTAACTTACCAGCACGCAGCAGGTTGTTGATTACTGGGTGCGTAGGTAAGTCGAGACCCACAACTTGACCTGATTCCAAAAGCAGTTCTTTAAGATCACCTTTAGTAACTGTCTCTTCGACGTTAATGCCCTCTAGATAATCTATGTTCTCGTCTAGTTGGGCATCAACATAAGACTTAACTTGCTTTTCATTTTCTGCGAGAAAAGCGTCAGACATCGCAGAGCGCCGTGGACCGGCTTCGGCAACAATATCTACATCGGCGTCTGGGTTAAATCTTTTGCCTTTGACAGCTACCGTTTCAAGCGCAAGCAAATCAGCCATATCTTTTACGGTCTTAGGATCTAAATTATCTCGCACCCACCGCATTGCTTCTTTCGCGGAAGGCTTACCCCTACCCTTAAAATGCCTCTGCTCCGCTTCTGTGTAAGCAGCCCCGGTAAACCCTTTGTCTCCACCTTTAAGCCTATAGGAACCATCAGGGGGACCATATACAAGGTCGTAGATTATCTCATCTAAAGCCTCTATAGGATCATCTTTCCTCCCAAAATATTTTTTTGCTCCTGACACATTTCTATCTTCTGCGGTTTCTCTCCGAGCTTCTGCGCGGCTAACTAAGCCACCAGAAACAAGTTTATTCACTTTAACAACGTCTGCATCAGTGAACGATATAATACGCTTTACTGACGTAGGTTTTGATTCTCTAAACGCTCTGTCACCAGATGTTACTACTGTACCTTCCGGCGGGGGTACCTGCTTACTCTTAGGCGATGGTGTACGTTTCTTCTTACCAGAAACACCTTCAGGCACGATGGTTACGGTGTTTCCATCTTCATCTACACGAGTTTTAAACGGCTTTTGAGTTTCAGTCTCCTTAGCCGCAGCCTTCTTGGCAGGAGCTTTTTTCGCTGCTTTTTTCGTTGCTTTTTTCGCAGGAGCTTTTTTCGCAGGAGCTTTCTTACTCGCTGCTGGCCTAGCTTCTGCCGCAGTTTTGGCCGCATCTTCTAGAGCTGCCACTATATCTTCTGGTTTTGTTTGTTTTGTAACCGGTATATTATTTTCTTCAGCAATGCGCCGTAGATTTCTGGTTATAGACCCCGGCATACCTTCTTTAGCGGCAGCAACAAAGTCTGCTGCTTCTGGAGTAATTCCTTTAAGTTCGGTAGCTGGTTTTGCGCGTTCACCTAGTGAAGCGAGTTGCTCTCCGACTCTTCCAATAGCTCCTCCAAGGCCATCCGTAGTAGCGCCCACTCCAGCGGATGCAGGTCCAGTAGATCCGGCGGTATCTCCGCGTAAGGATACGGATTGTGGTACAGGAGTGACATCGCCCGTTCTACCTGTAGGATCGTCAATCGATCCAAGGTCGATTGTGTCCCCGAAAAGTTGTTGTTGTCCGACATCTTGTGCTCCTTCTGTTACCTGTCCCTCTTGTTCTGTTGCGGGCGTAACAGCAACGTCGCTTATTAGTGAAGAGGTGACCCTCTCTTCTCCAAGTAACTCTCTAACTTTTTGTTGTTTCTGCTGATTAACTTCTATGGCACGAGGCTGTTTAAGACCTTCTGCATTTTTCTGTAGTGTTTCTAGTTGTTTCTGTAGTGTATCTCGTGCGGGACCGGGGTTACCAACGTCCTGCCCTTTCAAGTCTTTTATTCTTTTCGGACCCCAAGCAAGGTCTTCTTCCGTAAGGATACGAGCGTTTCGACGTTGTTCCGCACCAGCTTGGTCTGCAGTTCTCCTTTGGGCAGCAGCTTCGGCACGTGCTTCTTGCCTTGTAGGCACAGGTTGGGTTCGTGCAGCCGCAACAGTATCAGTTGCTCTGTTAATAAGGCTATATTCTTGTTGCGTGGGAGTGGTGTTGGATACCCCATCTTCCGCTAATGCCTCTGAAAAACGTTGGGCGGTGTTGGTTCGACTTGCTGTTCCGAGATCGGTCAATACCGAATCTAGTATTTCACCGCGCCGTTGGGCCGTCTGCTGTTCTCGTTGGGTACCAAGTTGGCCCCCAATAGTTTGTAATTCGGATTCAGGGCGAAGTGTTTCGTCTACTGGGCCTTCTTGGGCGCGAGTAATTCTATCTTCTATTGAAACTTCTGGGGTAAAGGCGGAATCAAATCGAGCCGCTTTAGAATCATCCGCCGCTATTATTTCTTCTAGTTGGGCAGTTTCAGCAACGTCGATAAGATCACCCTGCCGAGGGTCAGGGGTAGTAGGAGGGCGTCTGCGGTTTTCTAGCTCTAGTTCAACCTGTTCAGGAGTTAGTTCAATACCTTGAGCAGCGGCTTCTTCGGCTCGTAGTTGATCTGCTAGACGAGTCATATCTGGTGTACGCTCGGTTACAGAAGGAGGGGGGAACAACTCACCTTGTTCTTGCCCTTCCCTAAGAGTAGGAACACCAGCGGGATCAACCGGATCAACCGGAGCAACCGAATCAGCCGGATCAACAGAGTCATCAGGATCATCTTCAAAACGCTTGCGACCGCCGTATACATCACCGACACCGCGTACAGTGCCACCTACTAGACCCGCAGCTACACCAACTTCAAAGTATTCATCTAACGCTTCGTCGCTAGCAAGATCTTGACCTGCTTGGAGTCGTTCTAATACCTGCTGACCAATTTCGGTGGGTACTTCTGTAACTACACCCGCGCCAACACCTTTAGCACCTCTGGTAAATATACCCCCGCCCATAGCGGCTTTACTTGTAAACCCACCAATAAGAAATCTATCTGCTATGAAATCAAGAATAGACTGTGGTATTGCTGTAAGTGCCGCCGCACCTTCGGATACTTCTTGTAGGTTACCCGCCGCAACTTCTTCTTTCTGGGCTTCACGATTAGACCCATAGAAGAACGGCAGGTTAGCGGCTATACCACCAACTACGGCTCCAACAGGGCCAGCCACTAAAAATCCAGCACCGGCACCAGCCAGTGTGCTACCTAATTGAGGAACTTGCGCTCCAAAGGTTGCAGCCGCGTAATCTGCAAGCCCGCCAAGACCGTCAATATCTTTAGTGCTACGAGTAGCACCAGCGGTTTCTTCTAGCTGCCGCCTGTTTTCTTCTACTATATCTGTTCCGTACCGCTCTAGCCCTTCAAGTCCGGTGACACCTCCAACACCTTCAACCGCAGACCCATACATTTGCTGGAGTAGATCAATACCCCTACCAACACCAGTAGAAAATAGACCCTCTTCTTGGCGAATCGAACCGAGCCGCCTCCGTTTTTCTTCTTCTGATTTTTCTGGTTCTTCTGGCTCTGTTCGGGAAGTTCCGCCAAGCGCCTTGTATTGTTCCATCTGAACAATAGACAGAATTTCTCCCTCTGAAGCACCTTCAGGGGCTTGTACTTCGTAGATTCTGCCGTCGCCGCCATCTACTTCGTAAATACGATCAGCCATATTTTGCTCTTTTACTACGGCGACACAGGTCTAGAACCAATGACTCTACCCGGCGTAGAACCAGAACCAGAACCAGAACCAGACCCAGACCCAGACCCACCAGCAGGCATATTGGCTAATATACCCGACTGTTGAAGAGAGTACATCTTGAGCGAGTTGTAGGTTTTAAGCGTAGCATCGGCAAGGCTACGCCACTGCGTCTTTATTTCTTCTCGAAGTTGTTTTGCTTTTTCTAGATCTTTTGGCTTACCAGCAGTCTCTAACGCACGCAGCCTAGGATCAGTTTGTAACGCATCAGAAATTAACTTATCATACATCTGGTTGTATTTAGAAATGTTGAATTCAATTTTATCAATTACTTCTACCCAAGAACTTCTATTTTTAGCTTGACCTATCATAGACTTAATAGAGTTTGCTTCTGCCTCTAACCCACCCTGCATGTTAGCAATATCGCCTTTTAATTTATTACCAGCGTTAGCTATTAGCACACCTATCAGGTCTCTCCGGTATCGAGCATCTTCCGATAGATTTGCAGTATCTGCTTGTAAGAACCCAATCGCGTCTTTAGTCAAATTAGTCCGCATATTGCTGACTAATTGTTGATTATTTACAGCCGCCTGTTTTCTAGCATTTTCAGATAGTTCGTATTGTTTGTCGCCTGAAGCCATCGACCGACCACTAACTGCTAAGTCGTCTTTAACACCCAGATCTTCACGTGCAAATACGTTAGCGAGATCTAGTTGATCCTGCATTTGGTCTCCTCGGCGCATATCCGAGGCAGCGCGTCCGATATTAGCAAGAGCGCCTTGGCCTCCAGAACGAGCGAGAAGATCATAGAACCGGTTATCTTTCCTGCTGGCCGTGCTACGTTCGTTTAAGTCTCGTTGCTGTCGTGTTTGTTCTTCGCGTATTCTGGCAATACCAGATCTGTTTTGGAATGTATCAGCCTGTGCTTGGCGAGCAAGTCTTTCTGCCTCAGAATCTCTGTTTTGTTCTCTAAGATTCCTAGCGTAGATACCTTGCTCTTTCCCGGTTATATCTGCTATGCGTGCGGGATTAACTGCTTGGCCTCTATAGCCTACTGTTCTACCTCTCTTTACTGCATTCTCATCTATAACAGGAGCCGTAATCGGTGAGTATGCGGTAGAGATACCGCCAGTGTTTGGTATAGGTGGGGGCACACTAAAGTCAGTAGCTCCACCTACTACATTAGGATTAAGAGATGCGTTATTAGCCATATTCGGTGGTGAGGTTACGGGAGCAACACCTACATTACCTGCTGCGGCTTGGTCACTTGCTTCAGCAATAGCCGCGTCGGTATTTGGCTGTCTCAAGTCACCCATAGCTACATAATTTTGACGTGCAGCCTTGTTCATCGCGTCTATAGCGGGTGTCCATGAAGTACTTCCTCCTCTTTTCTGAAGAGGATCTGGTGCTGCCGCATCTCTGAGACCTAAACCTCTCATAGCAGCGCCGTATACCCTACCCGCAATTTTTTGTGGTGCTGCGGCGGCATCGTAAGCGGCGGCTGCCGCTGTTGTGGCTATATTAAGTGGACCTGCATCTCCTTTAGCCACTGCAATAGGAATATTTAAAGTTTCCAGAACTTGCTTTTGTTCGGCCTCCGTCATATTCATAAATCTTTCTTCAGAAACCCCACCTTTTGCTAAAAGTTTTTTAGCTAAATCCATAGCGGCTTTAGCGGCTTCGCTTTCAACCTTATCCCCGTTTGCAAAACTAACAATACCACCACCTGCCATATTAGCCATATTCGGTGCTGATTGACCCGCAACGCCGGTCATTTGAGCGCCTGCGGGAGGAGCGCCTGCGCCTGCTCTCTGTATATTCTGTTGCTGTTGACGTTGGTTTTGTTGAGCAACGCCGCCTACTTGCTTAATAAGATCGTCTTTAGTACGCCCTACAGCTTCTTCTCCACGCTGTTGAGCTACAGTCTGCGGGTTCTGTTCCATAGACAGTTGCAACTCTCTAGCTGCAGCGTCTTTCTCAGACTTAATTTTTTGCAACGCCAATAGATCCATAAGATCTTGGTTCATCTGGTAGTTTTTTTGTAACGCGGCAGGATTATTCCGGTACGCATCCGCTTTTTCTTGCACCATACGGTCAATAGACATAATTAAATCCTTACTCTAAAACGCGCTGAATGAGTCGTTTACACCCATCCCACTACCACTACCAAAGTAATCTGACGTTGCGTTAGTCGCCGCTGCGTTATAGCCGCCAGTGTCAGTGCCGCTACCAAACAGACCGCTAAGAAGGCCACTAACACCACCTTTTCCTAGAATACTTTGTGTTAACCCCTGTGCCCCAGAAGCACCACCAAGTATATTAGCGAGAGCACTAGGTTGCGCGTAGCTGTAGCTTTGAGCAGCAAGAGGTAGACCCTGCAAAAGTGATTGCTGGTACTGCACTTGTTTATACGGGAACGCTTGCTCTTCTTCAAATTGCTTTTTATCAGCCGCAATACCTTCAGCTTCGATAGTTCGTTGTTGACCACCTAAATCTGCTTGGCGCTGTAGAGCATTTAGACCATACGTATTTGTCTGATTCTGTGCCTGCATAGCGCGATTTTGCTCAGTGTTAAACTGCTGTTGGGCCTTATTGTAAGCATCAAGATACCCTAACCCAGTAATCTCTGAGGCTTTATCAAGGTAAGAACGATCAAGCTCCGACTCCATAACAGCTTGACGACCACCACCGTATGCCCCAGCGCGGCTTAACCTACTTGCGTTATCAATACGTTTAAGCTGCTGCTGCCGGTTTAGTTCGTCTAGTTGGGGTTGTAATGCGTTCTGCACGTACGGGTTCATGTACTGCGTAGCTTGCTCTGTGCCAAATGTTTGCGGTGTGAAGGCTGTCATCTGTTCTGTAGGTACTGCTAAGTTAGCAATGCCTTGGAATGCAGCAGTCTGAGGCGCACTTTGACCCGCACTAAGCGGCCCTGTGTATGCTTGGTAGGGCATATCGGATACAGCCTGTCCACGCCCAAGCATCTCCGTTACATAAGGGCCAACCCAGTTAGAAAGGGAGGATTCGGCGCCAGTTTTCTGACCGATTATACTCTCAGGAGCCGTAGCCGCTGCAGTACCCTGCGCGGTTGTTATGTTACTATCTGTTACGTCATTTGACATATTTACCTCCTACGCCGGTAAGAACTTGGCAGGATCAATCTCTTTACCCTGTTTTGTCGTGCCGGTACGAGCTTTACGAATACGATCCATCATAGTATATAGCGTTTTAGCGCCAGCATCTGAGTTACCGTTACCAAGGTGACTTACAACATCAGCCGGGATAACAAACTCACCATCACTCAACATTGCTTCCTGTTCGCCTTCGATGCTTGCAGGCACCTCGTCCGCCATACCATCACTAGCGCCGTTAAGATACTTACCTTCTCTAAGTTGAGCAATACCTCCTCCGGCCATACCGGTACCAACAGGACGTGCCTGCCGTGCCGGGTTGTTAGTGTTTAATGCGGCAAGCCCCTCTGCACTCATAGATGCAGGAAGTGTACCTCTTGGTATAAATCTTGGTTCGGTAAAGTACCTTTGACCGCTACTTCCGGGGCGGCGGGTAGGGTCATATGTACCCGGCACGCGCTCTCGTAGCACATCATAGCTGGGAATTTCGCCTTGGTACCCTACTTTTTGTACTTTCGGATCATTTAGACCAAAATACTCTGCCCCAGCGCCAATACCTAAATTAATAAGTTTTTCAGCACCACCGCTACTTAAAAGATCATCAAACCAAGTCATTATCTACCTCCTAGAGCGCTTACAATCCCACCCTGTGCTGCATTACGTTGCTTAAAAGGGTTAGTGAAACCTGCTTCTTGCTGTGGTGTAGCGAATATACTCTCACCAAAAGGATCATACACATAGTCAATACTCGCAACATCTGGCGTTTTAACTTCTACGGGTGACGTTTCAAGTAACTGTTGCATATAAGCCTGTTGATTTTGTTCCGTTTGCCTTTTTACCCTATCAGCTTCCTGTGTCTGGATCTGTTGCTGTATTTGCTGCTGCATCTGCATCTGCTGCATCTGCTGTTGCATCTGACCTTGTATACCTGTAGCAGCAAACTGACTATTAGGGGATAACTGCGTTTGCGGTACGGTACCAGCTTTAACTTGTTGTAACATAGTTTGGTCAGCAATATCTATTACATTATCGGCATTTACATCATATTGTATCTGCTGTTGAGTAAGTGGCGTAGGTTCTGTTAACACTTCTTGTTGTGCTATAATATCTGTAACAAAATCTATATCGGCATCCGTAACTTCTTGCCCCGATTTACCTAGCATATTAGCAATGCTGTTATAGGCAGCAACAGGCAGAGCTTCTTGTACACGTCCACCAAGATCGCTTTCGGCGTATTGCCCCGTTAAACGTGTTACATCGGCAGGCAAAGCATCAAAGAATCCTGCCGTTTCAAAAGCAGTTCTAGCTTCGCCTTCCGTAACCACTAGTGGGTCAACCTCTTCAGCAAGCAACCCGGCTTGTGTTGTTTGGAAATTTGGGTCGTTAGCTTGAGATATATACCGGGTAATATCGTCTTCTGTAGGTTTGTAATTCTGGGCTGCAAAAAACTGTTCTACTTCGGGTCGCGTAACCTGACGTGGATTTACGTAAGGATTGATAGTTGCAAGCTGTGTAGTTTGGAAATCAACATCGCCCTGACCTGCAAATAACGCGGCTTCAGCCTCTTCGGCGTTGTACCCAAGACTAGTAAAGTAGTTTAGCACTTCATCAGTTGTTGTCTGACGGGGATCTACATACGAATCAATAGTCGCAAGTTGTTGAGTTTGTAGAGTTTGACCTACATTCTGGTTTATTTCTGCCTGTGTAGGTGTATACCCAAGACTAGCAAAATAATTAGTTACTTCATTTGCATCAGTGTAGTTCTGGTTAATGTAGTCGTCTATACCCGCCTGCAAAATATTACTGCTAGTTGCCGGTAACGTGTTTGGTGTTTGGGTTACAGTAGGTGCAGTGCCTACGAACCGTTGAATATCCGTAGAAGAAGGTACAAACGGAACGTCCGCTGTGTTCCCCGAGAACCCAGACTGAACTTCATTGAGCGTGTTGTAACTGTTGTTGTTAGCAGAGTTAAGTATGTCTACAGCAGTGTTAAACCTAAATACACCATCAGGATCTTGAGTTGCATCTAGAGTGGTTCCATCAAACTGATAGTCCGCATCATACCCAAACGTTTGTTTAATAGTAGCTTCACCAGCAGCACGCACTTCTGGGTCTGGCGATCCAGCATAGTTAGCAGCTTGGTTTATAGCGGGATTAAGGTTTACAAGCGCGTTACCTAAAACGTTGTTTGTATTACGGGTTTTAGGTTGCGTTGGGTCAGTATCTGTTGGCCCTCCCCCCGGCGTATCAAACGGTGACGGGGGTCTGGGTTCTCCCCCGGAAAGTGCGTTATACACGCTGCCCGCAGCTATAATAGAAGAGGAAGTTCCAGTGCCTGCTAAAAATCCTAACGTAGAGTTTGCAGTCAAGAGATTACCTAAATCACTGTACGCCCCACCCGGCTTAAACAGATCAGAATCGGGGTTTATCTCTTTTACGGCTTGATAGTTAAAGTAGGCGGACGCGCCTTCTTCTACCGCTTCTGAAACACCTTCACCTGCAATACCGGTAGCTTTCTTACCTAAGTTATTGAGGGCGTACTTCATATTTTTACCGCCGACAATACTCGATACAAATTTGTGACCGGGATCAAACACACGGCCTGCAACGCCTTCTATGGCCGCTGCCATAAGGCCGTTAGTTATAGCATATTCCTGCGCTCTAGCTGACGCTGCTTCCGTTGTCATACCCGGCAGCTTCATCAACTCATCATACGTTACAGCAAACGTTTCACCGGCAGTAGCACCAGCAGTTTCTAATGTCTGTAATCCGGCGTTTGATGTCCACGCAGCGCGACTACCCCATTTTTGAGAGACTTGTTTAACCGTCTCCTCCGCAAACTCTCTGCCTGCCTGCCTACCAATATACGCTCCACCTTTAATTCCAGCTTTAATCCCCGTGCCTACACCGCCAGAAAGAAGCAGTAATGGTAGTTCCTGTATAATTTCTTTAGCTATTACTTCTCTTAGCACCACGCTTCTGTACTTAGGATCGAGCAATCCCCCACCAATAGCTTGAAGAGTTCCTACAATACCTTCAGCATCTTGATAGCTTTTGTTCCACTCTCCTACTAATTTGTTGTAGTCTTCTGGCTGTGTAGCCGTAGCAATACCAATCATTGCTTGAGTAGCCTTACCCAGATCGGTTGTTCGGGCGTCTATGGGGTTATTCCGGCTATTACGGAAGAAACTAACAATCCCGTTAAAGCCGTTTAATAGTTCTCCGCCAGCCCCTAATGCAGTACCTGCGTTTGTACGAACCCCATCTAGGTTACCTACATCAATCCCGTATGTTTCCTTAATTTTGACTTTATTAGTGTCTAGATATTCAATGGTATTTTTAACACCTATAGAAAGATCTACGAGGCCACGAGAGACGAAGTCTAGTTTGCTATACTCCTCTTCGTTCAATTTTAGTTTGCCTGCAGTATCTATTGCTATAAGAGGATTTATCTTAGCTACTTGTTGCAAAGTGGGCGGTAGGGATTGCAGCGGAGAGCCAAAAACTACGCCCCTGTCGTCGGCGGGAACAATAGTACCATCGGGTTGTACGTTTCCACCAGCCTCTAGCCTCTGTTTCTCTACGCCGTCTTTATCTAGTACAATAAATTTGTTCTCAGACGGACTGTATACTGTACGAGTTTCAGTATTATAATTTGGGTTAAAGGTAAGTTTAGTCCAATTAATATCACCAGTCGTAAATTGAAGGGCCTGATCTCTACCGGACGCAGAAGCCGCGTAGTTAAGTGATTGGTTTATTCGGATTAGACGAGCTTTACCTGAAGCTATATCGGCATCCGTAGTGCCGGGAGTCTTACCTATCGGTTTAGCGACTCGTTCTACAGCAGACATACTAGGTATATCGGGTACACTGTTAACATAAGCATTTATAGCCGCTATAGCCGGAGTAAGAGCTGGATCTGCGGACAAATTAAGATTTTTTGCTGCTTCTAGATCATTCCCGATTGCTGTTCTTGCTGCAGCTACAAGACCATTTTCAAACTCTGAATAGCCCTCCATGCTCGACCATTTTTTATCTTCTTGAGAAAATGCCACATCATAAACTTTTTCCCGTAATGTGTCGTTTATTCGTGTATCGAATTCTTGTTTGTTCGTAAAGTTTGAGCGACCTGTAGCAAGCCAATGGGCGTGAGCATCAACGTTAGACGGAATACTATAAAGCTCTCTATATTCCCCCTCGTTAAACTCGGGGCGTAGTGCTGTTGTAAAAGACTTATTTGCTACTTCAAATAATGGTGTACTAACAGTATCTAGATACTGTTGACTCGTAAACATACCCTCTTCCGCTTTTTTAACTGCGTCTACCGATACGGTATACATATTTACGTTATTGTCATATTCAGCACGAAGATCTGATAGAGGAGCTATTGTTTCGCTGTATACCTCATTCCATTTTGTAAGACGTTCAAGAGCTTGCACTCCCGCCGTAGAACCATCACTATTTTGATAGGTATCTCTATCTCGCTGCCAATCTGCGTAACCGTAGAACCCTATACTTTCAATGTTGAATTTTCCGGCTTTAATAGCTTCAGCTTTAGATATTAGTTCGTTAACACTTTCGGCAGATACATCAACACTTAACGCATTTTCGCTTGCTGTTTGTAAGCTGTTTTCATACGTAGCTGTACTGCCAGTTATGTTGTCTAATGCAGCCTTTAGACCCCCGCTAGTAACTTTGTTTATAGCGTTGTTTAAGTCTTTTTGAAATACACCGGAAAGGCTAGCTTTATATGCTTCATACGGATCTGCGCCTGTATAAGCCGTTCTAGAAACATCACTTATAACCTTAGTTATTTGCGCCGCAGCTATTTCAGATATGCCTGTATTATTTGCAAGGTAGCTGCTAATAGCTTTTGAAGAGACAGCAGCAGACGTAATAACACTAGCTAGCTCTCTCTCACTCGGTAGTTCTCCTGTTGTAACTAAACTAGCCGCCGTTGTTCCAGCACCACTCGTAATAACATCTTGTACAATTTCTGGTAGATCATCCCAAGTATCAACTATATCCGACAACTGAAAACCAATAGATTCTGTTGCGGAATTAATATTCTCAATGAAAGCGTTACTCTCAAAGTAATCCATTCCGACATCAGCCGAACCATACCCCGTACCATCAACGGCTGCTTCTGCGGCTGCGATATTAATACTATCCTTTAGGTACGACGTACCTCCCGAAAGAGCCGCGCCAGTAGCGCCACTCATAGCCCCGCTTAATACGGCTTTACCAACATCCCCCCCAGTAGCTGCTGCTGTAATCGCACCTCGAACAGCTCCGGCAGCAGCTCGCCCAGCAATATTTCCTGCTACTGCACTACCAACTTCGCTACCAACTTCGCTACCAACCGCGCTACCTATCATAGGACCAACTTGAGCGCCTATATAGGACGAACCTACAGCTATAGCGATGTCTTTAATATCACCACCTTGTATAGCGGTACTGGCTCCTTGTATAATAGGTATCGCCCAAGCATTTCCGGTAGCAATAGCAGCGATAGAAGCAATGGTTGTAATCGGGTCATCCAACATCCCCTCGACGACACCACCAACCATATCTACTACTGGTTCAAGGATATCATCTACAACAAACTCAACAACATCCTCTATTGCATCACCTACCCACTTTATAGGCTTAGTAACAACGTCAATAACAGCAGACATCTAGGCAATCCTCGGTATAGGGTCTTTACCAACTTTAAAATAAACTAGATAATCTCCTTTAGCATCTTCTCCAATATATACTCTGCTATCTGTATTCTTCTTTATCATTCGTTGTATTAGTTGCATTAACTTCAACACTTCAGATCCACTAAATGAAGTGTTAAAGTGAGTTATACCTTTCTTTCGTAGGTACTCCATATACTCTAGGCAGTTGTTAAGATAATTTTTACCTGTGTCTACGTTGAAAGCACGGCCTACCATCTTGTTTTTGTTAGCCCCTACACCACGATTTGCTAGAAATACCGTATTACCAAATTGAACGGTGTCGGCAGTATCAAGCGTGCCTTCTTTAGCTATAATAGCCAGCGCGGTAGCGATAGACATATCCCCAACGCCAATTTGGTCAAGTACCTTAACTATAATATCAGCACTTTGTAGCTCTTTATCGTCGCTGTTTGTAGTTTCCATGCGTGCCATATCAAGACTACCCAATCTCTAAAAAACTAGCGACTACATGTAGTCGATTAGCTGTAGCAGCGGTTACTTTTAGTATTTCGGACTCTTCAATTATTAGAGGGGCTGTTAGTAACTCTACGGTAGTATTTGCGGCAACGGCTTTGACTTTAAAAAGACTGAACACTGAAGACCCATTGGTTACAGTAACTGTTATAGTATCCGCATTACCAGAATCTTCAGAGACTAATATAGACTTAAATATAGCGGTAGTGGCTGTAGGACACGTATACAGAGTAGTTACGCTAGTAGCCGTAAGATCTAGTTTAGCGTTTTTGTAGTTATTAGCCATTAGCTCATAAACCACGCTGTAGACTCTGCATACTCCTGCTTTAGAGCATCTTTGAGTGTGTTATCTATTTGATTAAAATACAACCGCAACGTTTCATTGTTCTGACTAAAAAACCCTGATTCGTATTCTTCTGGAGCAAAAGACAATGGAGGAGACACAAAGTCCATACTTGTTTTAAAGGTTGACGACATTACCGCCTCCCATCAGGTCGTGTGTCTAAACGAGGAGAGCCTAGCTGCCACTGCACACCTGCCGCTGTAGACTCAACCTTAATAGACATTTGCCTACCGCGCACGCGCATATCAAGTTGGCTGGTGTACTTCTCTACGGGGGAAGTAGCAGACCTTGTAATTGTCCCGCTGCTGTTACCTCCTTCTGAATTAGGGCTGTTGTAGCCGGAACCAGAGTCTTGGAGTGGAAGCAACGACAACGACGCTACAGGAGAATCTGCTGTAGACCCATCAAAGGTAATATCCGGTAGTACTTTGGACACAAGGCTAAACCTGTGACCATCCTCTATATCAAATTCTGCAGAAGTTATGTACGAGCTAATGGCAATGGTGGTTGCTGTCTCGTTGTCGTCGATCCCTTCTTCATGGTTGACTAGATTTTTAGTGTAGGTAGCGGCTACCGGGAAGTTTCGCATACCAGAATCTAACCAAGCGGTTCTAGCTAGGGTGCCATAGTACCAGATCTTGTCTTGATGGTTGTAAATTACATACCGATCTACGGTTTCAGAATCACTTGAACAATAGAACCACCATATCTCGTGGTATTCTTCGTTTGTGCCAGCAAATATCTGATCTGTTTGTAGGGCATTAAAGTCACTGAATACGTGTCGTAACAGATCGCACTTTAACGTTTGGACCCTACTACCATCTGAAGTGTAAAATTTGTCTTTACCCATCCAATAGGAAGCTCCGTTGGCGTAGGCCACGGCTTTATCAGAGACTATAGATATGTTCTCGCCAACAAGCTGTGCGCCCCAGACTATCTGCCCCCCAACGTACTGTAAGCTGTACATAGAAGTATCAGTCCACACATTTACTGCTTGCCTAGCTTGGTGCGCGGATACTATTTCTGAACCCCGTGACAACCGTAGACTACCGGCTTGGTTTGTTGCAGAGGGGGTCCAGTTCAAGACATCTTCTTGATCCGACCAACGTATGAGCATAGGATCTTGGGTCGTTGTACCAATAATATTGGGGCCGAAACAAAATACGAATCGGTTTATGTCAGACACAAGTATGTAATTCTGAATTGTAGGTACATCAGAAGCACCGCCAATACCTGACAAAAGCAATGCACGTGTGGTAACTCCATTTGAAGCGTCCCACCGGTATACTTGACCGCGCTTTGGACCAAATATAAGGTCTTCCCCAAAATTAGATTGGGTCCACGTACGTAGAGACACAGTAGAAGAACCACCATTACCCCACGTGCTTTCCCCCCATGAACCAGCGCTCCAACCACTTAGAGGCACCGCTGAGTCTGTGCCTATATTTATCTGATAAGCGGCGTCAGTAGCTGATCCACCGTTGCCCGAATCAGAAGCGTTAGCTGCTACAGAAGAAGTTATGGTGTATGTGTTGACACTAGGTACAGTTACGATCTCGTACTCTTGGTTTAGTACATCTGCTGTTATAGTGCCTCCTAAAGACACCGCACTGCTAAAAGTAACGAAATCGCCTGCAGCCGCACCGTGGCTGTTATCGGTAACAGTCAACGTAGTAGAGCCATTAGTAGCGGCAAAAGTAGCTGCGTTGGTAGTAGTCGCTCTAATAGGGGTAACATCATAATAAACGCCCCCTTGTTCTAGGTAGAATTTTTTGCTGGTGCCAACACCGGTTAGCTTCTGCCCTGCTAAAGTAAGCCAAGCTGATAGAGATCTACATATACCCACAAATGTATTGCCAGATATTCTGTTCCAACCCCCTATTTTCTCGGGGAAGTTCTGTCTAAAACGAACCTTGTCACAATCATACCAACCACCCTCAGAAGAATACCTTGTGGCTTCTTTGTTTATGCCGGGTTTAAGCTCTAGTTTCCTAAAAGGCATTTACGCCTCTCCATATGCAGGTATGGATGTTGCTTGCACGGACACGCTTTGCTTTAACCCAAGATCTTGCCCACAGTCCGAGCATTTATCAGCGTCTAATTCTGCTTCTTCAAGATCATACCCACAAGCAGCGCACACGATTTCAATGTTGTGAGATGATACTACCGTCCCATCTGCTAGTTGTTCTGCAGCGACATTCTTATTCATACTAGTGCCCTCATCCTAACAATTAAACGATCTGCCCGTGCAGTTACTTGTTTATGCCACCGAGAATCTTCCATCTCGATTGCGGCTTTTCCCCAGTCCCGGTCTTCCACGGCGGCTAAGAAATTCTTAAACAAACCCATGCGGTTAATGCCCATATTGAACATCATATTAGCGCAGATCAAACGAACTTCTTCTGGTAACATATCAAAATCGGGTAAGATCTTGTAACAATCGGCCACAGTCCAAGCTATATCTTTGTCAAACAGCTCATTAACACGTTCCTCGCTGACAGGCGTATCAACTTCCATGTCATATTCAGGCTCGCCCTCACGGCAAAGATGTCCGATCCCTACCGTCTTCAAATTTAAATGGTCTAAGTAAATTTTATGGACGCAACCCTCGTCAACACTAAGATCGTCACGTAGTTGTTCGATCATTTCTTCTTCCCCGCTGGGGCTACAGCTTTTTCGTAATACACAATAACCTCTTTTTGCTGTTGCATAAACCGTTTTATATCGGCCATGTTAAGGGCCAACGTCTCATAGTCCCTGACGCTGATTGCGTAAAACAGAAAATCGCCATTCTGCTTTACAAAACGCCGTTTAAACGCTGCGAGCGTATCCTCTGTGACAACGTAGAAATGCAAGTTTGACAGCTTCACAGGCCGTGGTCTGTTTGGCGTCGGTATCTTGCGCTCGACCTCGACCGTCTTGATCTCAACCGGCAATACGTCTTTGAAACTGCTGCAGCCGCTACTTAGCAGGAGCAGGAGCAACAACGCCGGAAATAACTTCGAGCGAACGGAACAACTTTGCAGTACCATTGTTGATCTTCTTTTCTACTAAACCCGGTTTTTTGAGACTTAACTTCGCGAGGTCATGCTTGCGGAGTTTTCCAATAAGGACATCCTTGTAAACGTTGGCTGCATTCAGCTTTAAACCAAGTTCCTTGTTTAACTCCGCAAACTTCTCCCGGTCTTCAATCATAGCGTTAATGGTGTCATCCTGCATCTGCTTGGCTGTCTCTAGCTTG